ATAAAGGGGGGTCGGTGGTGTCCTCTTGCTCACAAAAAACCGCCCGCCCTTAGATAAATTGCATCTGGAACAACTTGCGACAAGGTTGTCATCACTATCAAGGCCACCCAGCCTTCTAGGTATCACATGATCCACAGTTGTAGCCTCTTGGTTGCAATATTGACAGATGAACTGATCCCGCCTTAAGACCCTATTGCGAATAGATCGCCAATGCCTTGTAGATCCTGTTGATCTTAACGCACTCTTACTCAATACCAGCCCTTAATCTTATGGTGTTCTAAAGCATTACAAGGATTACTATAACGCTTTTTAATATACTTAAGTTGCCAATCAATTTGTTTGTATCCATCAACTGTTGCTAACCATTTAGATCTACCTTGAGGAATACCATAATGACTACCATTCTTAGCCTTTGGATTCCATCTAGATTCTTTGTAATTCAATTCATCTAAACAATAGAATTGATCTAGATTGTTTAACTGCATAAAAGCCCATTGTCTGTAATGATTCGTTTTATCTACTGCAACGGAATCATCTTTTAATAAGCCTATTGTAATGGCTAAAGACAGAGATATCACCAAACCAAACCTTGCGATCTTTCTGCTTCGCAGATCGCCCTTTCGCTCTGAAAGCGAATTTGCGTTTAAGGGTATCACATACCACCAAATCTGACGGCGTGTCAGCGTAAGTTTCATATCGACATCCAACCTATGTATTTTGCATCTGGGTTATCAATGAGCCATTGCTTATGTAATTTATTTTGGTAAGCCCAATCTATTTCGTGAGTTCCTTTATCATGAGAATTGCACATGTATAACACTCCTTATCCGCAAACATCCAAGCACCGCATTTAATGCAGCGCATGACTGGTTCTTGCGTGTCGGTTGATTCAGCCTCATTCTTAGTTCCTATGGCACAACATTTAAGGCATTGATAAACTCTAAACCCTTCATGCGTGTCGTATCCATCAAGCCATACAAATTCAGAGTTAGCCAAGCAGAAGTTGCAGCGAAATTTAACCATCCTTACCAGCCCAACCCTTACCTCTGAAGATTGCCGGCACCGCTGTATAGATACGCCTTAAAGGTGCGTTGCATACTTGACAATGAGGGATTTTATGATCCATTGGTAAATCCAATATAATCTTCAACCCCTCACCGGCACATTCGTAATCGTAATTCGGCATGATCTAGTTCTTATGGACTGGATAAGGAATTCGGTTTATAGTGTGGCACACATAGCATCGAAGCAGATCGCCCTCATGAAGTAATCTGTCATCATTGCAAGTGTCGCATTTGATTGTTGATGGCTCTACGATAACTCCATTATCTGTAAAAGTTGCAGTTAGACCAGAGCCGTCAATTATTTGTAATTCACCCATTTATTCACCTCCTTCGAAAAACCATTTTCCATTTGCAGTAAGTTTTGCCCATTTAGGTTCACATGCTTTTGCTTTACAAACATATCCATAATATGGCTTACCTCCTTTAGATATTCCCTCTTTCAGAGTATGCCCATGCTGGCACGCAGGTGGTTCATTGGGTATGGATGCCGCGATCTGATCGACAACTTCACCGACTGACCAAACAACTGGATCTGCTGGTTTGTCCGTTGCAAAACTATCTCTTAAGATTGTTTCAATTTGTGCTGACTTGGATCCGGCTTTGCCATACATATTTTGCCGGCTTTCTAATTTATCCTGAAATGATTGTGGTTTTTCCTGATTTACTCGATTGACTTTTTCCATTTCTTCACGACTTGGAGCGTTTTTTTCAGTCCCGATATTTGCGCACTTAAACGCAACACCCCGACTTGAAGTTTCCGCATTCTCCAATGCAAAATCACGATTGACACCGCGATCTGAAATGACTTCTTGCGCATGTCCCATTGCGAACGGCTGCGGGTCATTGGCGTTTTTGTACAATTTACAAACAACAATGAATCTAGTGTTCGATGCCTCCACAAGTTCTGTTCGTATTGCTCCATCTTGATACCTCTCCCAAAATATGTTTGATCTTTCTTGTACTGTGGTGTAATCATCTAGATTAAAAGCCATTATTAATCCTCCCAGTTTTCGTCTTGTACTGCGTCAAGTACTGTCTTATAAACAGATCCATAGGCAATGAAGTCTTTGATGCTGTCGTAATGATCTGGGGTTTCACTAAGCCGAGAAACCTTGACCAACGCCATACATAATGCAGCCTGATGCGGTGTGATTGGGAAGTCGAGATAAGCAGACCAAAGACCTGCAATTCGCTTGTGGTTATAGTACGGATGTCCATAGACACTTCCACGCTGTTGGATCGTCGTAATAACTTCATCAAGCAATTGCTCAGTTTTTGTCATAGTCAAATACTTCATCCGACTTGCGTTTTGTTTCAATCATTCTTCGGTACATATCCCAGCCATCTTTCCGGCCTTTCCAATAACCTGATTGAAATGCAGTTTCTTTTATTTCATGAATAATCCATGCGCCTATCCCTAAGCCCATAAATATCCACGCCAGTTGTAGCATGTCATCTTTCGCTGTCATTTTGTTGCCCACTCCCTTATTGCATTAGGCACGACAACAGGATCTCTGTCATCGATTACTGTATAGATTGCTCCTGACGGATGAATTGATGGTGGAGCAGCCACATAACCTTTCCATTTAATGTCAATGCCAGTTTCAAGTTTGCCGGCAAAAACATCAGTTGGGTTGGCTTGGTAGTAAAGATGGTACCCGTCGCCCGTCTTTACTGTATAAGTTGGCGCAAATCGCTCATCAATGTTTCCACCATTACGGAAATCAATATCAAACACAACCACTCCCGATTGATAACAGGCTATGCCAATGTTGATATTGTCATCATAATCAAACCAAAAGTTGATCAGATCTTTGTCGGTGGTTGCTGATAGGTAAGCCCTTTGAGCCAAGTCAAAGTGCGGATCTTTCTTGCGTGGCAATAATGGCAAAACTGCCCATCCTCGCTCTGCATAATCTAAGGCTGTGCCTCGATTACTTGTATCTAGTTTCATGTTGCTCCCTTACATGTCCACATCGGTTGTGGATACATAAAGTATGACCTAGATCAAGGAGGCTTGGTTAATTACTTTCGGCGTGTTTTATAACGATTAGATAACGCTGAGATCCTCAAATTCATCGATATGAGTATCAATCGTGCGCTCGATATAGTCTGTTTCACGCCCCATAATACCTTTTATTAAATCGAAAAGATCCGTCATGATTGACTGGCACTAACTCAACAGAATGACCACCTTTACCAAAAGTCATGACTACAAATCCCATATTCCAATCGGCTGAAGCATATTTAAGATACGACGCTTTATTTTTCATGTCCATAAGATGACCAGCCTCAATGCCCCAAATCGTTGAATATCGGCCGTTTAAGCCAGTTTGGTGTCGGACTGCACCCTGCCTATGGGTATGCCCACAAACTACGCCCCCATTGGCTCCTGAGTGCCATTTTTTGGCAAGGTTAAGGGCAGTTATACCTGCATGCTTAGACATAACTCCTTCATCGCCATGAGCCAAGAAAAAGCCACGCTCAAACTCATAGGCACGCTTATGGAAACGAATGCCAAGATCTGAGTAGCCCATGAATTTTTCAAAGACCAGTTCAGGCAATCCAAGCAATGATGGAGCACCTTTGAGCAATGTAGTGAACAATCGATCTGTATGGTTTGATCTAATGATGTCGGTTGTGCCTAAGTCGAAAAGAATGTCTTGAGCAATTGATCGCTCTTCATCTAATGTTTCTGTAAATTCTAATTTTGTATTTTTGACCCAACGCGACTGACTGGTCATATCTAGTTCATCACCAACATTTAAGACAAAATCAAACTTTTCATGCTTGCTCATTTTAATCAAATTAGATACTGCTTTTGGGTGATGCAGAGGAATCTGCAAGTCTGGCGTTATGAGATATCGACGATTGGCTTTAATCTTCATCTTCTTCAGGAGTAGGAATAACTGGAATAATTCCTTTATCGCCTACGATCCAGTCAGGCATTGATTCAGGACTATCCATTAGATAGAGTGCGACGGATTCTGAAAATCCAGCCTTTCGCGCTGCTCTAAACATTTCATGTTTTGCTATGTACCATTGATCTAATTTAGATAATGGGTCAGGAGTACGGCGAACTACGCGACGATTGATCTTTTTGCGTTTGATAGGTTTTCGTGTGTTCGCCATAAATAAAATTATCGCTTAGAGATTAAAACAAACAGATCATCGACACGCTGTTCCAGTCGATTAATCTGATCTTTGATTGAAGATCCTCCATTTGGTTTTAACTCATTTAAGTAAGACTTAATAAGAAAGCGAACTCCCATGAATAAACTTGTTGAGATTGCGCATACACCAACGGCGATACCAACCCATTCGTTGGCTGTCATTTCGCATTGATTCCATAATCAGCCTCTTTACCGGACTTTGGATCAAGGGCTTTGGCAACAGGTGCAACTAATGCTCCAGCAAGGATTGCAAACTCTGGTCTAATGTCAGCAACAATTGCCAAAAGAACAGTTATGCCTGATGCAGCAACGGCTCTTAAATAAGATTTGATTGCAGCCTTGTGTTTGTTTGATAGTTTCATGCGTTGCCTCCTAGTAGTGGGATGTTAAAGAACTCTGAGTTGTTGTCTTGGTCTTTTTTGAAACTAATATGAATATGATGCACATGAGGATTTCCCTTATAGGATCTCCAACGCCATCCAAGCAAGGGGGATGCAATACGGCTTTGATGTATTACATAACTGATGCGACCATTGGATTTCCCGAATGATCGAATTTGATCTGCCAAATATGCCGAAAGCCCTTTGTCGTCAGAAAGCCGAGCGTCAATATCAATTGCTCGCACACATCCTCTTTCATCTGGATTGTGGTCGCTCTTTCGTGTGCTATGTCTAGCATCACCAATCCACCCATCAGATTTACGCAAACGCTCTGGGAAGCAATCATCTATTTGCTCACGCATTTGAACAGCAGATTTAGATAACCAAGGTTTCATTAGGACAAAAGGAGTTTTGCTTCATCCTCAGTAATACCAAGTTTTTCAAGTAATGCTGATTTGGCTTCTTGTATTTGTCCAATTTCAGCCTCTTGAGATATTACATAGGCTTGAAATTGTTTTGTCAAATTTTTTTCAAAAAGAGTTTCATCTCTTTCGATAACTGTTTCTTCTCCAGTTTCAACATTAAATATTTTTTCTGTTTTTTTCATTTTTCTCCTTATGCAGTTGCGTAGACATAGACTGTTCCAGCATCAAAAGTTGCAAAACCATTTGATAATTTGACGCTAACAGATGAGATTGTTGCAGTTTCAGTATAAACGCCTTGTTGAACATAATGAATCTGTCCATTTGAGCCGTTGGCATTTCCACCACCAACTGATTGAAATGCTTTATTACCTGAAGCATTGCAACCTGTTATTGTAATTGCGCCAGAAAGAACTGATCCACCAGTATTAGACATTTTTGCAAAAAATATTGCACCGGGGCTTGAAGCCATATTATTTTCAACACTAAAATTTGACGCCGCATAAGTTGATGCCCATGTTTCGGCTAATCCAACATAAAAATAATCGCCTGTTCCATTAAATTGCACATAGCAACTGTCAGCATTGCTTGTTGAACTTGCTCCAGCAATAATTATCATTAATTGATTTTTACCACTTATACCACTTACAGTTGTTGGATTTGCACTTAATGCAGTTCCACCTGCATTTAATAAACTCCAGTTATCACCTGAAGTTGGAGCAGCAGCCCAAGCAGGCACACCACCAACAACAGATAAAATCTGACCAGTTGTTCCAATTCCAAGTCTTGTGTTCGTGTTTGCTGTGGATGATCGATATTCAATATCGCCAAGAGTTGTAGATGGGTTTAACGCTTTGGTTGTTGTATCAATAGATGAACCAAGCGTGCGAATTGCTGCTGCGCCATCCTTGACCAATGCCGTATCGTCGGGCGTTGTCCAGCCATAGTTTGTAGTAGTTGCCATTTTTCTCCTATTATCAGGCTACGATTGTAGCGTATTCCCATGTCAAAGTATTGCTTAAAGTATTCCAAGCCTCGCCAATTGGCACAGAATTCCATCTCATAGCCACTTGGCTAAAACTGACCGGCGAAAGGTTAATAGTTAGAAATAACTCATTAAATCTTGTGCTCCAACGCCATCCCTCAACATAACCTTCAAATTCTCCATTGCTGATTTGAGTGGGCAGGTCTTGAATGTTCAATGGCATGCCCATAAATACATTTAGAAGATTATCTCGATCTGAATTATCAATCTCTGGATTTGTAATTGGGAAAGTGATGCTATCAAATATTGGTTGCGGAAAGGCTCTAAGGCTAATGTATCGATCGGCAACCTCTTGGGCATCTACGGCTGAATGAATGACCGAGTTGATGCTTTCTGATTTGTAGCCATAAAGGGCAATAGATGATGATGAAGTTGCAGTTTTTTGAGATCCATAATTATTGCCATAATTAATATATATATCATTTCTAATATCTGCTGCTTTTGTAGTTGTTCGTAATCCTGAGCCAATTGCATGATTGGCAGATAGATCAACATAACCATTGGCTATCAAATAAGTTTGACGATGGTCAGCATCCGCATAACCGATATTACCTTCATTATCCTCATAAACATATCCAAATGCACTATTGGCAATTAATGAAGCAATGTTATAAACAGTATCAGGGGAAGCATCTCGATTCTCCATCGTGTAAAGCCCCGGCTGATCGATCTCACCCAATCCTAAATTAAATGCGGTTGCCCAAGTTTCAGTTGCAGAATATCCTGCCCAAGTTGATGCCGCTGGCACATCATTCCAAGCCCCAAGCAATACGCTAGAAAGCAAATCATAAATTTGATTTCCATCTTCATCTTGAGATATTGTGCCGTTATAAACTTCTTTTGCTAATTTAACCAAAGATCCCATTGCAAGAATGGTGTATTGAATAACTGCTGCAACCGAACCTGTTCTACCTACTTCGACAGTTATGTCAGTTATATCTCCACCAAATAGATTTACATAAGTTCCCGCGCTGTTTTTAACTTGTAGGCTTAGACTGTCATTTATATCAAAATTAATTGTCTGTCCAGCCAAAGCCACAATTGTGCATTGCAAATACGATGGATTTGGTTGGGAGTAAATATCATCTCTACCTGCTTGATGAATTATGTCGCTGATTGTTAAATCTGTGTAATCAACACCTGCAACAGTAAGTTTCCAATCCGGTGTCCAAGCAGTCATTATCCGCCCTTGATGCCATTGTTAAACAACTGTGGAACTGATCTAGATGCGCTTTGATTTAATACTTTTGCAACGGCTCTTGCAGCACCTTCACTATCAACGGCTTGGACTGTAATATTATTAACTGTTGGTGCGCCCATTGGATTTCCTGCTCCATAAGTAAATCCTGCACTTGGGACAGATGGAACATTGCCACTAGGAGCAATTTGAGTTAAACCATAGGTTGCTGCGCCAACGGCTAAAGCAGCAGCAGCAGTTCCAACGGATGCTCCACCGGTTGCAAATGCGGTAGCAACTCCAGCAGCAGCGGCGGCATTTCTTAAAGTGTTCATGGCAACAACAATTGTTCCAATGGCTGCAACGAAAGCAGCAATTTTATTGACAACAAAAACAGTTGCAAGGATACCGGCTACAATTAACAATTCTTCTTTAATGCTTATCAAAAAGCCAATTGTTGTTTTTAATTGCTGACCAAATACATAAGCACCATTTGTCGCATCGGTAATTCCAGCAGTAACGCTGTCTTGACCAGTTAATCCTGATGCTAAAGCCTGAACATTGGGAACAACTACTGCCAGCAAATAGTCAGCAAATTGTTTCATAATTGGAAGCAAAGCATTTCCAATTTGTTCTTTAGTTTCTGAAAAAGCAATTTCCAATTGACGCATCTTAAATTCTGCGTTGGTCGCTTCATTGTCAATGAAACCTTTATAAGTTCCTTTAAGCATCTGCATGATTTCCTCATGAGATTTGGTTTTAAAAGTAGTAGCATCTATACCCAAACCAAGTTTGCCAAGTGCAGTATTTTGACCATCAAAACTTTTGCCTAAAGCATTTGTGATTACTTCAAGTGGCTTACCGGTAGCGGTTGCAATTTCTTGAGATAATGACAATAATTCTTGAGCCTTAGCAACATCATTTGTTGATCGAATCAAGCGAGCAAACGCAGGTCTTAAAACATCATCGGTTGTAGCGGTTGCAATTGATTGCTTTGTAATATAAGTATCGATCGATTTGATCTGATCGTCGGTTGCCTTTGTATTGGCTCGAATTGTCTGTTCTAAAGATTTGCGAGCCTTCTCATCCTCTGACGCTGCTTTTACCGCTGATACCGCAAATGCTGTGGCTGCTGCCCCAACGGCTGCAAATGCCAATGCTGCTTTTTTGCCAAAGTCAGAAATTTGATCTGCTGATTTATTGACTACTTTATTGGCATCATCTAAACCTTTTTTTAGTCCATCAATGTCAGCCGCTAAGGCAAGGGTTAATGTTCTACTATTACTTGCCATCAGAGAATTCCTTCTTGATATCTAAAATGATTTCTTCAAATTCTTTGATAATTGTAGGCTGCAAATGTCTAATGGTTGGATAAATAAACCAACCTCTTGAACCCGGCCCTTTTGGCATCGGCCCTGACCATCTTGGGAATTGTGGATATTTACCTGAACCAAATTCTGATGCTGCTCCAATACCCTTGCGATTACCTTTAGGATCATTGCGAGTGTTGAATTGAGTTGTTGCACCGCCTGAAAATCTTTGTGAAGCAAATCCAAATGAGATTTCGCCAAGTAATGAAGATTTTTTAACTTTACCGCCTTGAGCAACGCGATCAGCAACCTTGCCTCTTGATTTCGCAACACTACGAATTTCGTTCAATTCTCTTTGTGCTAACTCGCCAACCCTGCGTTTAGTTTCATCAACAGCAATATCGCTCATGCTTTTAATTACTCTAGCAAATGAAGCAAGTTCTTTTTTGTCATAGACTATTAGAGGTTCGGTGCTAGTTGCCATTCCGTTTCTCCAATATCTCGATTGCTGTGTAAATGTCCTCTGCTTCGACCCATTCGCTCATTGGTATTTGCGTGGCTATTGCCAACTCAACCAATAATCTACTTAGGCTTCCTGCTGGGTGGCTTTTGGGTCTGCATCACCAACAATGACATCACTTATAGTTTCCATCCAAGAATCCATTGGTTTGATTGGCTTGCTTCCGGCAACCTCACGCTTATGAGCATGATAAGCCAAAAACATAAGATCCCAAACGCCCAATTTTTCGGATGCCTGACCAATAGTGTGTCCTGTCTGCTTTTCCCATTTTGCCCACTCAGGCGGTTGGGCTACATAAGTAACTTGCTCGCCTGAGTTGTATTCAATTGTAATTGGTAGTTTCATTTTGCTCCCGTTTTTTTATTATAGAGTTTCTGTTACTGCGCCCTTAGATACCTTGAAAGTAAATGTTGCAGTTTGTGCATCTGGTGCTGTTCCGCCAACTGGTGCTGGATACGCTGGTAAGCAATCAAATGCAAAAGTGTGTCCAGATGTTACTGTCATTGTAACTGTGAAAGTTGTATCTGGTGCACTATCTGCTGCACCCCATAGAGCCTCACATACTGAATTTGTCTTGCCCCAGTCTGCTAATAATTCCATTGTGAATTCTGCTTCAACATTGGTTGTCTTGTAAGCCTCGCCATCAAGTGTCTGATAAGTTTGGCGATCGATTGTTTTGGTTAAAGTCGCTGAAAGTGCTTGCGCATCGATGTCTGTTCCGAGTGAACCTGAAAAAGACAGCGAAACATCGCGACCGGTGATTACTTGGGTTGCCATGATTCTCCTTAGATTGTTCGTGTGTAGTAGGTGCTGACTCTGACATCTGCGATAAGCAGCGTGCTTGCTCCAACTTGTGTAACTGTAGGTCTATCAACCGAACTGACAATATATCCATTTGGAATTACTGCCAGAACACTTATAATCAATTGCTCGATATTGTCGAGTGATGCAGGATTGCTATTATAAGCAACTGCAACTGTGATGGTCATATTAATTTTAGCGCGAATGTTTGATTTGCTTATTGTGTCGAATTCCAAATAGGGTGAATCTGGAACGCATACCACAGCAGGAGGAATAACTGTTTCTGGCACAAATGAATAAACATTTCCTGCAACGCTAGATAAAGCAGTTGCTAAAGGTGTGCGAACTTGCTCAAGAATTGTTTGGTTAGGCATTTATTGACACATGCTTTCGGTGTCCATGTAAGAGCCTAATAATCCTACACAGGTGTTGAAAAGCGATCTGCCCATTTTGAAGGGCGTACTGGTGAAATCCACACCCTCTATTTGTCCTCCGCTTGAAAGTCTTGCTTGGAATACATTGACTGAAACTGTGTAGACGGCTGACTGAACAGCCGCGTTTCCAACATAAGTTGATCCGCCAGAAAGGGCAGCAACTCCGGATGGGATGACATTAGCCTCGAGTAAATCGGCATTAGTGATCGATTGCGAAAAGGTATATTGTTCAAGATCCCCTGCCAAAACAACTCTTGTTCCGTTGTAAGGTGATCCGCATCCTGTGATGATAACTGATTGTCCTTCGGTAAATTCATGAATTCCTAGTGTAGTGAAAGTGGCGACATTATCTGTCAGCGACACTTTTTCAATTGGGCTTTTAAATGTAACTAGCATCGGCAAAATAACTGTTTCTGCTGTGTCAATAATTTGGTTCAAGTAAGTGTCATCATATAGAGCGGAACTTACACCCAATACGGAACGCAATTGACTTGCGGTGATAATTGTAGGCATAAGTTCCTCTCTAAACTCCCATTAATGGATGCCTGTGATCGGGAGCAACCACAGGCACTCAGTTAAATTACGCTACGAACAAAGAACGGAATGCTGTTGGGTAGCGATTAACTACACAAACATATCCGTAAAGTCCGATTTCAATACGACCATTTGCAACGATATTGGCGCGAAGTTCAATCGTGCCACTTTCGTGGAATCGCATTGCTTGTGCTGGATAAACTAGTGCAGCCTTATCGCCAGTAGTGTTTCCTGTGTAGTTAGGATCTACAACTAGATCAAGTCCAGCAACTGTGCCATTTGTACTGCCTTGCGTAATTAAACCGCCAGCATTTTGAGAAACTGCTGCTGCAAACAATGGACGGGCTGAACCATCAACCGCACCAAGCAAGTTAGCGAAATCAATGTTTGTGTATCCACCTGATGGTGAAACCATTAAGCGATTTGGTGTAAAGCGCATAACGCCATAAGAATCTGCAATTCCATCAGCAATTGCTTTGTAAATTGAAGTTCCAGATGATGCACCTGCTCCATCAGCTGCGATTGTTGCTGCATAAGCATCTGTCTTTTGTGCGTATGATGCTGCAAGTTCACGAATCAAAAGATCTGCAAAAGATGGGTCTGAACGATCAAATAGTTCAACATTGACTACATTTGCGCCCGCAAACTTAACGATGTTGTCTTCTTGGAAAGTTACAACTGTATCAGTTGATGAAAACTCTGATCCTTCAGAAGTTAGAGCAACAGTTGCTTGAGTTCCTAATTTTGGCGTGAACACCTTCATGCCGGAAGCAGGAAGTGCAGCACGCTCAATGCTGTTAATGAATGGGCGTGAATCGTCAATTACTCCGATAACATCGCGTAGGTAATTTGGTGGAACCATACCTGTGTTTTCAGAAACAGTTGCAATTTGTAATGCTGCTACTAAATCGCGTGCATCTGTATCGCCTTGTAATGCGCGAACTTGTGCATTTAGATATTGTCCGGCTGTAACATTTGTATCAACGCGTGGCTTTGTGTATGCCATGTATTGTGCAGTTACAACTGGAGCCTGTGTCGCTTCTACCGCTTCGGTTGCGATAGGAGCCTCAGAAGTAATTTCTGACACTATGTTCTCCTTTGTTGTGGTTTCCTCAGCGGTTGCTTCGGAATTCTCTGTTGTTTCACTAGCAGCAACTTCAGCCACTCTTGCGCTGTCAATTGCTGGATCTGTTACGAGTGAAACTTCTTGAAGTGTGCTGGATTTAATTCTCAACACGCCTTCTTCATTTTTCCATTCGTTAATTTTTACACCTACGCTAAAGCCGTCGCGTAATCCCGTAGCGGCTTCTTCTAAAGCGTCATCCGCAGAAAAAGTTTTAGCCAAACGAAAGGTTGCCTCTAAACCCGTATCTGTTGCAGTTATATCAACAAGTTTTCCAAGCGGCTTTGTTCTTTCGTGCTCAAGCAATAATTTGACAGGTTTTGAAAAATCAATGCTGTCTTTTTCAAATACTGTTAATCCTGCACTTGTTGAACCTTGCTCATCCCATGTAACAATCTTTCCTGAGATAGTGCGTTTGTTTGTATCGGCAGCGGTTATTTCTATTGGGAAATTAATCTTCATCGGATTAAGTCCTCCTCCTCTTGGATTTGCTCAATGCTCATTGCACCGATGCGGTTTAGGATTTCATAAACTTGCGCACGCTCTAATGCAGATCCACGCAAGAAATCATCAATGTCAAATCGTGTTTCAATTCCGTTGGGGCAAAAATCCGCAGCAGATAAGCGTTGCTCAATTGCTGTCAAGATTGGTCGTAATGAAAAATCAATCAATGCTTTTCTTTCTGCAACTGTGTTTGTGTAAGTCATTGATGTAGTTTCAGCAGATATGAAACTGGCAGGAATTCCTGAAGCCCTTGCAATTTCTAAAGCGAGGTACTGACGGGCTTCATTCATTTGTAACGACTTAGGGTCGAAACCTAAAGTTTGTAATTCTACATCAGCATTTAAGAATGCAGTTGCTCTTGTTGATCTTGATATCTTCCAAGATTCTAAAAGTTTTGTAATTCGCTCAGGAGTTAAGTTTGTGCCGTTTGATTTAAGAACCATTTGTGGCATTGGCTCTCTTGCATACATTTCAGCGGCTTGCTCAAGTGCTGCGGCGGCTTTAATTGTGCGACCTGCTCGATTTAATATTCCTTCATCTAAACCATTAAATACAATTAAAGATCCAAGTCCAAATGGTGGCACACGCTTTCCATCAACTGTATAATATTCAATTTCTGTTGAATTACCATTTAATGATGCAAATACTCTGTTTGGTGCAATTCTTGTCCATGCTCTAATTCTTGAAGCATCGGTTGCTGCATAAGCATCCATAACCATTCCATAAGCAACGCCATAAAGTAAAAGATCTTCAGCGATCCAAGCATAAATTGCTGATCCTGCAACTCTTGGATCTGGTTGCATAATTACTCGATTTGGTCTTACATGTTCATTTGTAAAATGATTATATTGTTCAAGTGGTAAAGATCCAACTGTTGAACAAATTATTCCTCTTGCTCGAGCACCTGATGGAATTGCCATGAACTGTTCGCGAGATGCAGTTGTTGTTCCAAATAAAATTCCACCAACTAATTGCTGAGAGTTGTAAGGTGCTAATGCAGCAGCAACATCAACTTGTGTATTTTGTTGATTTGATTTAGCAATGAATCGGTCAAATAATCCCATTAGCACATAATATACCATAAATACAAATTATCCGACTTGAATATCAATTTCCGTTTCTACTTGTGTCGCAAAATATGTTGCAAGTGCCGAAGCGACCGCTGCACAAACAGCCACTCGACTTGCACGCCTTCCGATGATCCATGACCCATCCCCATAGGGCAGTTTCGCAGCGGAAAGTGTTTGTTGGGTCAGTTCGTCTTGACCTCCATGCTGTAATCGATGGGAATTGATTGCGCCCAACCACCGATCACAACTTTCAGCATATATCGCCCCATCCATATCTGTAATGGGAATTCCAGCCGGAACTAACCGACTTGCGACGGCTTGTGCAGTCCTCTTGGAATAAGCGACAGTCTGAACATTATATTTTCTAACATAAGGAGCAACATCGTTTGCAACCGCTAAATCATTTATTGAATAATCATTTGACCATGTATGAAGTAAAACTAAATTAAATCTTTCTCCCGATAACCTTTGAGTTGCAACCAATGCGCCAAATTTTCGATCTGGAGATAAATCCAAGCCAAGCCATGTAGGTGCTTCAGGATCTAAAGGTATCGGATCGCTCTGACACAATCCCCATTTTTGTGCATCAAT